CTCGTGAGTGTTGGAGATTACAAGGTTTTCCAGATTGGGCATTTGACAAAGCTCAAGAGGTCAATTCTAACAGTCAGCTATACAAACAAGCTGGAAATAGCGTGACCGTGAACGTGATCGAGGCGATAGCGAGGGAATTAGTATGACAGAACCTATAATTATGCAGTTTGAACTAAAACGCAAGCAGATGATATCTGCTAACGACAGGCTACACTTCCAGCAGAAAGGCAAGATCACACGATTCTTGCGGGAGCTGGCCCACTATGAGGGTATGAACGTGTTAAAGGACTATTTTGGACTACCTTACACGGAAGATAAACCGTGCGAGGTCAGAGTGATCGTATACGCGCCAACCAAACGCAAGTACGATCCTCCGAACTGGTCGCCAACTACCAAGGCCTTATTGGACGGTCTGACAGATGCGGAGATCTGGACGGACGATAACTTTAACATTATTAAACGGGTGAGCTTCGAGCATGGTGGCTTGTCCGGAAACAAAAACTACAAAATTGAATTAAATATCAAGGAGACAAATCATGAATAAAAAAGTTATTTTAGCAACAGTAGCAACGATCGCAGCAGTTACAGCACAAGGAGTATATGCGGATGAAGTACAAAGAGCAACTACAGCAGGAGATAGCACAAGCGCAGTTACAACTGCAGGAGCTGGACAAACTGAAACAAGCCAAACTGAAACAGCGAAGATCGATAAACAACCAGCTACTGAAACTGCAATTACAGGAGCAGAAAGCACAAGCAATCATTCGGACCAATCAGGAAATGTTACTGAATTTACAAAAAATGGGACCGATATTCAAGTAACCAACCCAGAAGTAGAGATCAACCAATCCAAAGGAACAGGAAAATACCAAGGCTTTACCGTTGAATATAAAAATGTCCGCTTTCCAGATGATATGGAAATCAAAGAGGGCGACAAGGTAACCTTTAACCTACCAGAAGAAATCACTTTCCAGACCGCTTATGAATTTGATGTGATGAATCCAGATAATGCCGTGGTTGGTAAGGCTTCGACTGACCCAGCAAGTCAAACGGTAACGACTGTATTCAATGACTATTTTGCTAACCACCCACTCAATAAGCAAATGAGCTTGAAGCTGGACGCTAAATGGACTGATAAGGTCGAGTCTGGCAAGCCTGTTACAGTTAATTTTAACGGTACAATCGTAAATGCTCAAATCGGAAAAGAGCAAGAAATCGGTAAAGATGAACTCATCTCAAAATGGGGAAGTCAAGACAAGGAAGATCCTACAACAATCAACTGGACGATTCGTCTGAACTACGCACGTAAGACATTGAACTACGTTAAAATCATTGACGAAATGTCAGATAATCAGAAATTGGTTGATGACTACTTCGTCATGAACTATGTGGACAGCATTGATCCGTGGGTTGATAAAGGAAGCGCAATGGATCTCATTAAATCAATGTCTAAGAGCGAACATGGCTTTGAGATCACAATGGACCGTTTGGATCGTATGGTCTACATCTGGTATAAGACCAAGCTAACTAATGCGGTTAAGGATAGCACGAATCCAACCAATAAGGTTGAATTAAAAGCTGAAAATGACGACGCTACTTCTAAAAGCTCAGCTCACTTGGTCGGTGGTCGTGGTGATGCATCTGGCGAAAATAAACCAGAGCCAACGTTTGAGATCCCGAAAGAGTCTCCAAAAGTTGAAATTCCTGAATTCAAAGGTGGTATCCCTGGCATTCCAGAAGTCCGAGAAAAACCAGAATGGTCTGGTGGAGTGGTACCGAATGACGCACCAGTGCTTGAATTGCCAGAACTTGAAATCCCAGACGAGCCAGTAAAACCAAGCACGGATCCAAAACGTGACGAACCAAAACCACAATCTAAACAGGACAAACCAAATGTACCTACCGAAATCAATTCCAAGACCTCTAAAACAACCGTAGAGCCTCGGAAAGAGCAAGTTAATGTTATTTATCAGCCAACAGAAACAAACGCCCATACACTTCCTAACACGGGTACAGAAAGCTGTCTTGTATTATCGTTCGCTGGAATGTTTATCCTCTCTGGTATCGCACAAATTGCATTGAAGCGTGAGGACGCTTAATTTAGGCTGGCAGATTGTAACAGATCTGTCAGTCATAACTCCACAAAAATTAATAAGACGCGCTGGAGCAAGTATATCAAACTATAAAAAAATAAAGGAGAGTCCTTTCTTTACACGATTTTACATACTAGGAAATCCGATATACGTTTCCAATTGATCAACGCAAAATACACAAGTCAAGTGTGGTAATGATGATAGTTCAGAGCAGTGTTGTTGATCCATTGCGGGTTATGTCGGACGAGGGTTGGAAGCCTCGGAAGGTTCGACTCCTTCCATGACCTTTAGGGCGGGAATAGGACTCCTTATGATACATTCTTTTATTTCATGCTATCGACCCGTCCCGATAGCTGGCCAGTTGTAGACTCCTTTGGATGGCGCAACTCCATCTACTGGCCATTGCTCACTATAATTTTAGAAAGGTAGTTTTCTCTTTTTCGAAATATTGGAGGGCATGAGCAACCCTCTACATTTTGGGAAAGTTGGAACAGACATGGATATTGAATTAATTAAACGGTCAATCAGACTGGATCGACAGCGACTAGAAGATACGAGTAGTGATCTGCTCATACAAAAAAACATTGGTAAGACAGCGGTTTTAGGACGCACAAGGGCAATTAAAGAAAGGATCAACAGAAATTTTATGGCATTAGAAAAGGAATTAGTAACGTTAACCAAGAAATGGTTTGTAGACCGTGACTTGGAACACGGTGGACGGTTAGACAAGCAGGCTCTTAAATTGAGCGAGGAATTTGGCGAGCTATGCGCTGGGTATCTCAAGCAGAATGAAAAACTGACCAAAGATAGTATCGGTGATTGTGCGGTAGTAATTATAGGGCTGGCATTATTAATCAAGGAGGATGTACATGATATCTTCGAAGAGTCCAATAACATCAGACGCAAGGATGCGATGGAATGTTTTAAACTGCTAAATGCGAACATTTCTGAATTTCAATTGTCGCAGGATTTAGCAAGTAAAGAAATGTGCAGACACAATCTTGTACGTGCGGTGGCTTATCTTAAATCTATTAGTAAGGCACTTGACTACGACTTTGCAGATTGTTTTGTGGTGGCATATAACGAAATCAAAGACCGCAAGGGTAAATGGATTGATGGAACGTTTGTGAAAGAGGAGGATCTGCCAGATGAATAAAGATAAAGTTTATTTAAAGGGCTATGTGATAGGGCGTTCTGCATATACATTAGGTTATCATGGACTGATGGTTCAGCTTGAAAACTTGAATATTGTAGAAATTGATAAAAACCTTGTACATAAAGAAATTGGCGAACCGCAGAAGCCGGTTATACCGCAGTTTGTAGCTGACTATATAGAATTTAAAAAGGAAAACGATTTTCACGTTTATGGAGCGATGAGAGTGATTGAAGATCATTACGATAAGAGAGTATCTGAGTGGTTTTATGAAAAGAATATCGAAACATTCGCCCGCGCTTGGCTTGACGGATACACGGTCGAGAAAGAACCGAAGTACACAGTTAAGTTTAAAGCTACTAAACAATACCTTTCCAACGATGAACTAGGTCCACATTTCGATCCAAGTTTTAGATCTAATTTTACAAAATCTGATCTTGAAAAATTAGATTTAAGCTGGGTATTTGATTGTCCGGGGATTGAGATCGAGGAGGTGGAAGGATGAACAAGCAAGAGTTGATTGAACGAATAGAAGGCTTAAAAAATCTTTTTGGCAACGAATCAAAATATATCGAGATAGACGCGGTAATAGAACTTGCTTCTGAACTAGACGAACCGCAGAAAGTAAAAATTCCTAAATTTGTCGCGGAATGGATTGAGTACTGTAAGAAACACAATTTTACATTGTTTGGATGTCTTGATCCGGTAAATGGGTTTGAGAGTTTAGCGGATGAAGCTTTTGAAGGAGATATTAGAAAATGTATTAGATGGTGCAGAAAAGAAAGTAATAACTTTGCCCGTGCTTGGCTTGACGGTTACACAGTCGAGAAAGAGAAGTGGTATACAGTAAAAATTAAAGGAGTGTGCTTTAATGACTATCTAATTTTTGAAAAGATAAACAAAAAGTGGTTTTTCTCTTCGATCTATGAAGTAGATCATCAAAGAGGAAACCACACTAAGAAAGAGCTTGAAGCTGGTGGCTTTAGTGAAGTATTTAATAGCCCGTTGTTTGAAGTTGAGGAGGTGGAGTAAAATGGAAGAGAATGGCTATGTTGAGACACAGATGGTGCTAGGCAAGCAAGTTTTAGAAATTGTATTAGATTTACTTGGTAACAGATCAAAACAGGGAGTAGTTTTGCCTTTAAATATAAACGGTCGGGATTTTACTATCACAGTTGAGAAGGAGGCGCAAGATGATTCCAAAATTTAGAGCTTGGTACAAAGAATGGAAAGAAATGGGTAGAGTCGGAGAAATAAGATTTGACCTTGATGGTAGCGTATCCGTTGTGCTTTAACATCTACGAAAATCAAGAATTGTTGGAGGTGGTAGAATGAGACCAAACAGATACCCATACACTAAGAACCAATGGGAAGAAGAAACAACACTAGTATGTTTCGGTGATGACACTAGCTTAAAATTGAAAGTTGAAAGAAATCGAGTTACAGGAGAAAAGAAATGATCTTTGCTTTGACATTATCGGATATCGTGGAATTAATTATCGGTGCTATCTGGTTAATTGGTTTTATCGGTGCAATCGTCGTGGGAATTTTATGCAGAAAGGACAAGCATGAATAAACTATTTTACACAATCCTCGCATCAGTATCGCTGGTATTTATGATCGTATGCGTCAACTTAAACTCACGGATTGAAAGTCTTAATAAACGTGTGAGTGATCTGGAATGGACAGTACAAGAGCATGAATTGTCTATCCAGCGACTAGCTGAGAAAAATAATGCGCAGGATGTTATTTTAAACAAGCTGAACAGTGAGTACCAGATGCGAGAGCGACAACGGGCAGAGGAAGTAAAGGAAGCTGCAGAAAGAAACGGAGTGGGTGGGTGAGATGATACAAGAAGAAGGGTGGGATTGAATGTTTTTTAGAGAAGTGTTAAAAAATAAAACAAAGGAGAATGCAGACAATACACTCAAAAATTACCGCGTGCTATTAAGAATTGCTGGAGAGGAATACAGCCCAAAAGTCACAGCTACTTACTCACTAGAGCCAAAGAGCGCACCAAGCTCCCCAAGCCGACAAACTGAGCAGATGGTGATTAGACGGGTGAGCGCACAGCAAGAGCTGGAATTGATGGCATCAGCTATTAACCGGTTATCTGATCTCAATCTATCGCAGATTTTGATTGAACGGTATTGCCGAGTGCGATTCAGACAAGACAAGGCTATTTATCCAAGCCTTGGATATTCGGAAAGTGAATACTATAGATTGCTGGATCGAGCATTACTGGAGTTTGCAGAAGCCTATAAGGCTGGTGAATTGTTGGAATACAGATTCTTGGGAGATAATTGAAAGAAAATTGACAGTAAAAGCGCTGTATTAAGCAGTATTATAGTATTATCCGATGAAGCAGATAGGATCTGCGCCATTTGGTTGTCTCCTCATGGTAGGTTGCTGGGTAGTTCAACGGTAGAACGGCGGACTATTAACTGTTAATGCAGGTTCGATTCCTGTCCCGGCTATATAGATAGGCTAACTCCCAAAGCCTATCTTTTTTATTTTGTCCGAAAGGAGTGATGAAAAATCGCTAAACTATCATTAAAACAGCAGACATTTTGTGATGAGTACATCATTTCTGGAAATGCTACTCAGTCAGCGATTAAGGCTGGATATAGTAAAAAGACAGCTAGAAGCCAAGGACAGCGCTTGCTGACAAAAGCTGACATTTCAGAATATATCCAAAAACGCATGGAAGAGTTGCAGGATGAAAAGATCTTGACCCAAAAGCAGATCCTTGTCATGCTCTCAGAAATAGCATCTGGAAAAGCGATGGAAACGATAGTTGTTACAACAAAAATAGCTGAATTGTTAGAAGATCCTAAAACCGGTAAGAGCGTCAAAGTCTATAACGAGATCCCACAATTAGTGGAATATCCAACTAAGAACAGCGATAGAAACAAGGCTCTTGAGTTACTTGGCAAACGTTACGGTATGTGGACTGAAAAAGTTGGTTTGGACGTAGCTGATACGACAATCACAATTATAGATGCGTGGTCTAAAGATGGAAGTTAATATCCAAGACAATGTTAACCCGCATTTCAAAGATGTCTGGATCACCAGCAAACCTTACAATGTATTGAAAGGTGGTCGTAACTCTTTCAAGTCTTCTGTAATAGCCTTGCTATTGGTCTTTATGGTAATACCGTTTCTGATAGCTGGTAAGAAAGCGAATGTAGTAGTCATTCGTAAAGTTGGTAACACTATTCGAGATAGTGTATTCCTCAAGATACAATGGGCTTTGAATAAGTTTGGCTTGTCTGGACGGTTCAAGGCTACCGTATCGCCTTTTAAAATACAAGACACGATCACGGGATCATGCTTCTATTTCTACGGCCAGGACGATTTCCAAAAGCTGAAATCGAATGACATCGGGAATATTATAGCCGTCTGGTACGAAGAGGCTGCAGAGTTTAGTAGTGAAGAAGACTTTGACCAGTCGAATGTAACCTTTATGAGACAGAAACATCCAGATGTTGCTTTTGTTAAATTTTTCTGGTCTTACAATCCGCCCCGCAATCCTTATAACTGGATAAACGAATGGACGGATAGACTAGTGGACAATGATAACTATCTAGTACACTCGTCGTCTTACCTAAACGATGAGCTAGGCTTTGTTACCGAACAGATGTTAGAGGACATCAGACGGATTAAAGAAAATGACTACGACTACTACCGTTATATTTATCTAGGGGAACCGGTAGGGATCGGCACGAACGTGTATAACATGGATTTGTTTAAACGCGTAGACAAGATACCGGACGGTGAGCGTGTCATAGGTCAGTTATTCGCAGCAGATACAGGACACCAACAGTCAGCAACTACTTGCTTGCACGCGGTTGTGACTAACAGATCCAATCTCTATCTTGTGGATAACTACTACTACAGCCCGGCTGGCAAGGTCAAAAAGAAAGCTCCGAGCGTATTATCTAAAGAGCTTCATGACTTTGTAGTTAAACAAACGCAGAAATACCCGAACGTGCCAGTAATTGAAATGACAATAGATAGTGCGGAGGGAGCGTTGAGAAACCAGTATTTAGAAGACTTCGGTATTCGTTGGCACCCGGTAGCCAAGAAGAAAAAAATAATAATGACAGAATACGTCCAATCGCTCCTTGCGAATGGTCGTTTTTATTATTTTCCAACAGAAAACAACCTCAAGTATTTTATCGAGGAACACAAACGATATCAATGGGACGAGAAAACGGTCAAGGACGACGACCCGAAAGTTATTAAAGAGGACGATCATACTTGCGACGCGTTCCAGTATATGGTCGTTGATAATGCACAACTACTACGATTAAAAGCCTAGAGAAAGGTTTGAAATGAGTATCTTACAATCAATAAGAAATATATTTAAGAGGGGTAAATATGTAATGACAAGCCAATCATTAGGCAATATCACAGAACATCCTAAAATCGCAATTAACATTGACGAATACAATCGTATTCAAAAGAATCTGAAATACTATCAGAGCAAGTGGGACCCTATCCGCTACCGCAATTCAAATCGAGTTGATAAACAGCGGGCACGAAATCACTTGCCTATTGCCCGCACGGCTTGTAAGAAGATTGCCAGCCTGGTATTCAACGAGCAGGCAGAGATAAGCGTTGCAAATGGAACGACAAACGAATTTATCCAGACTGTTTTATTAAATGACCGCTTTAACAAGAACTTTGAGCGATACCTTGAGAGCTGTCTTGCTTTGGGTGGTCTTGCTATGCGTCCATACGTTGACGACGACAAGATCAAGATTTCATTCGTCCAAGCCCCTGTTTTTTATCCGTTACAGTCCAATACGCAGGACGTATCTTCTGCAGCGATTATAAACAAGAGTCAAAAAACAGTAGGCAAGGAAACGATCTACTATACTTTGGTCGAGTTGCATGAGTGGACCAAGGATAAGAAATACACAATCACTAATGAGCTGTATCGCTCAAGCGAAAAGGAGCGTGTCGGTGATCGTGTACCGTTATCCGATATCTATGAGGACCTTGAGGAAGAAGTAACGCTTGACGGGCTTACACGGCCGTTGTTTACGTATCTAAAACCCCCTGGAATGAATAACAAAGATATCAACAGTCCTTTGGGCCTGTCTATCTTTGATAATGCTAAGAGTACTATTGACTTTATCAATACCACTTATGACGAGTTTAAGTGGGAAGTGCGCATGGGTCAACGGCGCGTATTAGTGCCAGACCAAACTGTCCGGATTGGGTTCGACCATCACGGAGAAACTGATCTTGTCACGCGCGAATTTGATCCGGAGCAGAATGTCTATGAACAAATCGACGGTGGCAAAGATACACCAATCAATATCACAGACCTTACTACTCCTATCCGTTCGGACGACTATATCAAAGCTATCAACGAGGGCCTTGCGCTCTTTGAGATGCAGGTCGGAGTGTCGCCTGGTATGTTTACGTTTGACGGCAAGAGCATGAAGACTGCGACTGAGGTTGTATCCGAAAACTCTGACACGTACCAGTTAAGAAACAGCATCGTGAGCCTTGTAGACCAGTCTATCAAAGAGCTTGTGATCTCTATTTGTGAGATTGGTAAGCTGTACGGCTTGTATAGCGGACCTATTCCAGAGATGGACGATATCACAGTTAACCTGGACGATGGTGTCTTTGTCGATAAAAACAACGAACTGGACTACTACGCTAAGGCTTTGTTAAGTGGCCTTGTCAGCAAGCAATACGCTATTTCTAAGGCGCTGGGCTTGTCAGATGATGAAGCTGCACGAATGCTCGCGGATATCAAAAAAGAAACCGCTGAGAGCATGGAGCTAGAGCGTAGCACCAGTGAAGTTGATATTTATGGAGAGTAAGTAAATGGCGCGTAACAAGTACCCGGTATTATTTAACGAGGAGCAGTTAGAGTTGCGCGCTTCACAAGTCGGTGATATCTATCATCAGATGGCGCGTGACCTATTCGATGAGGTGATTGACAGGTTATTGGAGCGCGGTGCTGAGTCTTTGGCTGATAACCCGTACATCTGGCAGTTAGAGCGAATGAGCCAGATGCACATGCTAAATGAGCAGAACCTGGACACAATCGCACGCTACTCTAAAATAGGCCGTGAACAGCTCCGTAAGGTGATTGAAGATGAAGGCTTTGAAATCTATCAGACTACCAAAGAACAGCTCATAGACGACCTCGGAGGTGGTGATTTTGGCAATTCTAAGCACGCGCAGGAGTTGCTAGCTGGATATTTTGAACAGTCGCACGGTGACATCAGTAACTTGATTAATACCACGCTTCCAGGCATCGTTACAGATGTATATCGTCAAATGGTCCAGGAAGTGGTAGCTCGTCAAGTGGTTGGTCTAGTCACGCATGACAAGGCTGTATCTCAAACCGTCATGAAATGGCAAGAGATAGGCTTTAAAGGTTTTATTGATCGCGGTGGGCATTATTGGAAAGTGGATAACTACGCTAGAACTGTTATTAAAACTACAGTCATGCGTAGCTACCGAGAGATGCGAACCATGCCAGCGGACGAGCTGGGTATTGATACCTTTTATTATTCCAAGAAAGCAACGGCCCGCGAGGCTTGCGCACCCTTACAGCACCATATTGTAACCTATGGCCCGGCAAGGGAAGAACACGGTATTAGTATTCTATCGCTTGCAGATCATGGTTACGGCACTCCTGGAGGTTGTTTGGGTATCAACTGCGGACATATGCTTACTCCTTTTGTACCTGGCATTAATGAGTTGCCAGAGCTAGGCCCAGACGTTAAGAATATAACGCAAGAAGAAGCTATCAGAAATGCTAACGCGCAGTCTAAACAAAGGGCATACGAGCGAGCTATTCGCAAGTCTAAGGAAAAGCTACACGTAGCCGAGAAGTTAGGCGACCAGGAACTTATCAGCAAGTTTAAAACCAAAATCAGAGACCAACAGGCAACCCTGCGAGATTATATCGCAGATAAGCCTTTCTTACATCGTGACTATGCGAGAGAAAGGTATTTCAAACCTAATGAAGATTAAAGGCTTTTATAGCCTTTTTTATTTTGCTCCCTTTCTGGATAAGAGGTGATTTCCTCCTTTTTTCTTACCTCTTGCGGGATCGTTACCCGCTGGGAGCTTTCGTTGACGGACGTAAACCGTCGAAATCGTCTACTGGACGTAAAACAGGAAGGAGTTTTAGACATGAGTTTAAAACGTGAGATGTTAGTTGATGCAGGTATCGAAGACAAGGAAACTATTGAGCGCATTATGGCAGCGTACGGGTCAGCAATCAAGGAAGCCAAGTCAGAAGTACAGGCAGAAAACGACAGCTTAAAAACACAACTTGAGCAACGGGACCAAGCTATCAAGGACTTACAAGCCAAAGAGGGAGCTAGTGAAGAAGCCAAGAAACAACTGGAAGACTTACAAGCTCAATTTGAAAGCTACAAGACTGAGAATGAAGCTAACCTTGCACAAGTTAAAAAAACCAACGCGGTTGCTTTAGCTTTGAAAGACGTGGGAGCGCATAACTCCGAAGACCTTATGAAGTTTATTGATCTTGACAAGATCGAGCTTGCAGAAGACGGCAAGCCAAAACTAGAAGAAACTATCAACGGTTTAAAAGAGTCAAGCCCTTACCTTTTTGTGACAAAGGAAGAACCACAAGAACCACAGCCAAAGTTCGCGCTTGGTGGCAATCCGTCCGCTGGTGGTGATAGCGACCTCAGCCCGGAAGAACAAGCTCTATTTGCTGGCTTTGACAGCATTTAAAAATAAAAGAAAGTAGGATAAGCCTATATGACTATTAACTATGCATCTAAATTTGACACAAAAGTAGATGAGCGCTTTGCGAAAGAAGCCCTCTCTACTGGTATTATTAACCAGGATTTTGATTTTACTGGTGTAGATACCGTTAAGGTATACTCAATCCCAACAACAGCGATGAACGACTACGCTCTTACTGGTAACACACGTTACGGTACGGCAGCCGAACTTGAAAACAATGTGCAAACATTGACACTTACTAAAGACCGTTCATTCACGTTTACAATCGACAAACGCTCAGTACAAGACACAATGGGAACTTTGGAAGCAGGAAAGGCTCTTGCTCGCCAATTGGTAGAAGTTGTCGTTCCAGAAGTTGACAAGTACCGTTTTGCCAAAGTCGTTGCTGGTGCTGATGCTGATGGAGGCCACGTAAAAACTGGCGCGGTTACTAAAAACAACGCGTATGAAGCGGTGCTTGACGGTCAAGTTAAATTGACTGATGCGTTTGTACCGGAAGAAGGACGCAAGCTCCACGTATCTCCAGAGTTTTACAAACTCATTAAACTTGATCCGTCATTCGTTAAAAACTCTGACCTCGGTCAAGAAGTAGCGTTCAAAGGACAAGTAGGAGCTATCGACGGATTGCCTGTTATCTTGACTCCAACTTCTCGCTTGCCTGAAAATGTAGCGTTTATTATCGCGCACCCTATTGCTACCACTTCCCCTGTCAAACTCGAAGACTACAAGATCCACGACAACCCACCAGGTATCAATGGCTACCTTGTAGAAGGTCGTATCCGTTACGATGCCTTTGTTTTGGACAGCAAGAAGAAAGCGATCTACGTTCACAAAACAGCGTAAGAGGTGACGAATGGCAGAAGAAACAAAAACAACTAAAACAGAAACAGTAACTGAACAGGCCGTGACGGTTTTGGTAAAGGGAGATGTAACCTTTACCATCACTGATCCCAACCTAGTATCTGCTTTTGTCACTAGTGGGTACGAAACCAAGGAGTAACGTATGGCGCAATATAAAGCTATTTGCAACTTTTTGATCGAGTCAACAGACCAAAACTTTGACGAGGGCACGGTCTACGAGTTAACGACTGCAGAAGCAGAAGAAATCAACCAAAAGACAAGCCTCGCCTTTGGTGAGGAGTGGTTGGAACTTGTTTCTGATAGCGACTCCGTGGCCCAAAAGGTGGCCTCTGAATAGGAGGTATCATGGCATACTTAACGCATGAAGAGTATCGTGAGTTAGGTTTTGATAAGACAAGCGAGTTTAACGCATTATATAAACGTGCTGAGCTTGCTATTGACATCTTTATCCGTCATTATTATGACTTTCATGATTTTGACACGGATCATAAGATGCGCAAAAAGGCAGTTAAACTTGCTACGGCTTACCAGATTCAATACCTGGACAGCACGGGCATTTTAACGGCCGAGGATAAGCAGGCGATTGCAAGCACTACACTAGGCCGTACATCGGTGTCATACAGTTCGAATAACAGCTCTAGAGCCTCTGAAACGGCGTCGGGATATAATCTATCACTTGACGCTTTTAACGCTCTTAAATCGGCTGGTTTCTTATATAGCGGGGTGGACTATGGTCGTTATTGATAAACGGACACTTGTCGATTCGGTGACTATTTCGAAGCCAACAGGAAAGAAAGACGGGTGGGGGAGAGAAGAATTCTCCGACCCGATTCTTTTGAATCCAGTACGCTTTGACCGTAACTTTGACGGTCCAGGGTCAGTAAACAACCCGTCCGGACAAAAGAACCCGTCATTTCGTGCGCCTGGTGTTATCTTCGTATACCCTCGCTATTGTGATGTAGAGATTGATGCATCATATCGTAACTCGATTGTAAAGGACGGCGACGATGAATATATTGTGAACAAGATTATTCCTGTTTATGAGCCTTTCAGCCGTCGCATTTTTTGCTACGAAATCGAGGTGATGTAATGGGCATCAATGTCACGATAGATTTGAGCGGAGCAACACGTAAGACATCGCAAGCGTCAGAGCGAAAAGCGCAGTTAGAGATTGCAAACCAAGCCTTGTTAGATATGGAGCCGTATGTGCCGTTACTGCATGGTCCACTACGATCTAGCGGTCATGTAGCAGGCGACGGCTCACAGATTATCTACAATACACCATACGCCCGCGCCCAATTCTACGGTGGTGCTTATAACAAGTACCGCAGCTTTAGCTTTAGCAAGTATACAACCCCTGGAACCGGGAAGCGCTGGGACTTAAAGGCATCGGCAAACCACGGTAACAAGTGGGCAGAAGTTGGATTAAAAGCAATGGGGTTTACTAAATGAAAAATAACAATGATTTTAATGTTGTTTTGCGTGATTTTATAAATACCCTCGGTCTACCGCTTGCTTGTGAACTAGACTTTCTAAGCGAGTTAGACTCTTTGGTCCTATACCCGCTTCCAGGCGGTAAGGTTGAGCGTGTATACATGGACGGTTCAAGGGACGTTACTCTAATCTTTGAAATCGCAGTAAAGGTCAAAGATCAATCAACAGCGAGTGAGTGTCTTTGGGAAATCAACAAGGCACTATCCGAGTTTGATCTGATCTTACCAAGTCAAAACAACTCATATATTTTTAATAACCTAACAACAACCCAGCCGTCCTTAAACGAACGGGACGAGCAGGGTTTTTATATTTATCTGCAGGACATCACTGCAAACCTAACAATCTTGAATAACAAAGGAGTGTAATATATGGCACGTCAAAAGAACGCCCTACGCGGGCATTTTATCGCACCAGTCACTGATCCAAAGACTGAACCAGACAAAACATCTTATAAAGAGCTTGCTAAATGGATCGAAGATGTGGACGACGATACAGATGAAGCTACAACATCAGTCGCATACTATGACGGCGACGGTACAGAAGAAACTACTGTAACATCTGTAAAAGGATCATACACATTCAAAGGTACCTACGACAAAGAAGATGAAGCAATGGCTCTTATCGCTGGTTTGAAGTATAAACTCGGTAACGACCGCCTTGTATGGCACAAAGTTGTAGATTCTGACGGTAAGAACCAACACGTCGGAATTGCTACCGTGTCAGCAATCAAGGCAGGCTCTGGGGCTGCTGCAAACTACGAGGAATTTTCTTGTAAGATTTCTTACAACTCACTTCCTAAAACTACTGCAGTCGTAGGCTAATAGTAAAAGTAAAAGCGTTCCATTTTGGGACGCTCTTTTTTGTGCATAAAGGAGGAAAAATCATGTCTATTTCAATCGAATTAAAACGCAATTATATCCCTATCAACATCGGAGAAATTGAACTCCAATTTGATACATCACTAGAGAATATCTCGCGCCTCGCAACGCTCCAGGAAGATATTTCAGAACGCTTTAACAAGTATCAGTTAGAACTTATTGAACGCTCAAATAATGGAGAGTTTGACGATCTCAAAGAAGGAGTCATTAACAAGCGAGTTATTGACGAAGCCTTTGAAATGCAGAGAAAAATGACGGAGATCAAATATGATGTTTTATTCGGTGATGGCACATTCGCTAAACTCTATGAACGTTATCCAGACCTTGACTCTTTGGATCATGCATTTGATGAGGTAGACACCTTGTTGGGTGCTGAAATCGAACGTCTAGGCCACGAACGGGCCAAGGCATCGGGTGCGGTTGCTGAGTCGTTTGTAAAAAAAGCAAAAGCGAAGAAAACCAAAAAAACCAGCAAAAAATAGCAAGGGGGACTGCTCATGAAACTAAATGAGCCTATACAGAACTCCTTTGAATTGAACGGGCGCACCTATGAGGTGGACTGCTCTTTTGATCTGGTGCTTGATGTCTTTGAGATGTTTGACAACGAAGTCATGAACAATCTTGAGAAGATGCGTACAGCGGTTTTAATGATGACGGACGAAGCTTTGGACAATCCAGAGGACATAGTGGCCGTATGGGAATATATCGATGAGCATTTTTTAAAAACTAAAAAAGAGCGCGTGGTTTATGACCGTCACGGAAACCCTATGCCTGTAGCCAAGGATGAAGAAGAAGATGTCCGTTTGATTGATTTTGAAGTAGACGCGCAGGAAATATACGCGAGCTTCGTGCAAGCGTATAATATCAACCTCTTCGAAGCACAAGGCCGGCTAACATGGCCCGAATTTATCGCACTATTGAACGGTATGCCAGAGGGAACGGCTGTATCTCAACTAGTAGAGATACGGTCTTGGAAACCCTCGAAGAATGATAGTAGCGAGTACAAGGCCAAAATGAGACGGCTACAAAACAAATATAGATTAGACGGAAAGGAGGGAGATGAATAATGGCAGATGGAAAAATTGTAATTGACGTCCAGGTTAACGGCAAGAAGCTCTCAGAGTTATCAAGCGCCTTAAAGCGTTTAGAATCCGAAGCCCGTAGATCGGGCCAAGGTGTCAAAAGCGCTGGAGACGGTATCCAGGCTACTGGTGATAAGGCTCTAAGAGCTGGGCAAGGTTTCAAGCGTGCCGGTGACCGTATGGCCGAGGGTGCGAAGCTATCCGAAACCTCAAGCAATGGCTTTCGTCGCGCTGGTGACAAAATCAAAGAAAGCTCTGAAGTCGCGTCGAAGTCTGGAAATGGCTTTAAACGAGCGGGCGAGAAGATCAAGGAAAGCTCTGATCTAGCCGGACGATCCGGAGACGGTTTTAAACAAGCCGGTCAGAAAGTTAAGGAAAGCTCTGATCTTGCCCAAAGGTCCGGAGATGGCTTCAAACAGGCATCAAACAAAATTAAGTCAGCCAGCAATGAAGCTAGCTCTGGTGGTGAAGGCTTTAAACAAGCCGGACACAAAGTAAAAGCCTCTGGTGAAGAAGCCAAAGGCGGTGGAGCTGGTTTTAAAAAGGCTGGTGAAGATGCCAAGGCTGGTGGTGACAAAGCTGGGCAAGGTGCAAAAGGCTTTGAAAAAATCAAAGACGCGATCAAGAACTTTTCAATCGGTGCAGTAGCGTTTAAAGCTGTCAGCTCTGCGATGAACCTTGTAAGCCAGTCAATGGATAAGGCTATTGACCGCTTCGATACCTTGCAACGGTTCCCGAAAGTGATGAAATCACTCGGGCACTCATCGAAAGATGTAGCATCATCTACCAAGTTGCTTGCCGAGGGTATCGAGGGCTTACCAACTTCTCTTGATACGGTCGTAGCTACGACTCAAAAGCTAACCTCAATGACTGGTAACCTTAAACAGTCTACGAAGTTAACAATCGCTTTGAATAATGCGTTCCTTGCCTCTGGAGCTTCTACTGAAGAAGCGTCGCGCGGTTTAACGCAGTACACCCAGATGCTATCATCTGGTAAGGTTGACTTGCAATCCTGGAAGACCCTACAAGAAACCATGTCTTATGCCTTGCAGAAGACAGCAGAATCTTTTGGTTATGCTGGGGCATCAGCACAGAATGACCTCTACAAGGCTTTGCAAGATGGCAAGATAACTTTTAGTGATTTTAGTAAGCGTCTGGTTGAGCTGAATAAAGGAGTTAACGGATTTGCTGAAATGGCGAAGAAAAACTCTGAGGGGATCAAGACATCATTTAATAATATTATCTTGGCCGTTGCAAAAGGTATAGCAAATATCATTACTGAGTTTGACAACTTGAGCAAGGCTGTCACTGGTAAGAGTATTGCCAAGCACTTGGATAGTATCAAAGACGCAATTAATAACACCTTTAATATCATTATTGGTGTCATTCGTGGTGCGACTCCAGTTGTTAAATCACTAGTAAGTGTATTAGGCTTCCTTAAACCTGTTTTAGACCCGCTTATCGCTGTATTTACTGGTGTCGTATCGGCAGTATTGCTCTTTAAAGGTGCGATGCTGGGGCTGTCAATTATCAAGGGTATCGGTAGCCTAATTGGTACGCTTATCACTTCCCTGGTATCTCTAACCAGTACCTCACTTGTGGCAACAGGAGCTACTACCGGACTTGCTGGGGCTTTGGCCTCTCTATCATCTGGTGGGGTCTTTCTGGTTGTCGGTGCTATCGCTGGTCTTGTGTCATGGTTGACGCAGGAAAGTGAAGCGTCCAAAGAGGCAAAAGCTAAGAATGAAGAATTTAAGCGCTCCCTCGATGATCTTCACGAAAGTGTGAATAAAGGCAATGAAGCCTATAAAGATCGTAGAAACGAGATACAGGCTACAGCAGAGGACAACGAGCGATTAGTCAAGAAGATCGACGAACTGAACGCGGTTGAAAACAAGACTGCTAGTCAGAAGAAAGAACTTGCGTCTGCAGCAGAAACCCTTAACTCACGTATTGAGGGGTTAAATATCCAGTACGACAAAGCCACAGGCACGATCAACATGACCACGGACGCGATCCGTAAACAGATTGAGATTGCCAAGGCATCGGCTGAGATTGAGGCTGCTAACGACAAGATGGTTGAAAATGCCAAGAAGCGCCTCGAAATCAAGGATAAGATGAAGGAACTCGAGAAAGAGTACCAGAATATTATCAGAGAAACCGATGAGGCGGAGGGCGGAATGTTCGCCAATTCATCAGCAAGGGACGAAATTAAGAGCCAAGCTAAACAGAAATACAACGAAGAAGTCCAAAAGCTCCAAGACGATATCAAGAAAACCGAAGAATCGGACAACGAGCTTACTAATACAATCGTTAAGAATAACGAAACCAAGGCTAAATCTACAGAAGATGCTTCGGGTCGTATGATCTATACGATGCAGAACATGAACGACTCACAGCATAAGGCTGTCGAGATGTTACAACAAGAATTTGCCAATCTCAAAGGTGAAGTTCAAAATGCTTTCCAAGCAATCGAACAGCAGACGGCTTTATCTGCAGATCAAATGACTGCTAACCTGCAGAAGAATATTGATGCAGTTGATAAGTGGTCGCAGAACCTTGAAATACTTGCTAAGCGTGGGTTAGACCAAGGTCTTATCGAACAAATGCGCCTAGCCGGTCCGAAAATGGCCAACCAAACGCAGGCTCTTGTAGATGCCTCCGACGAGCAATTAGGACGACTCAATGGCAAATGGTCTGAGGCTGGGGATAAAGCTAAAGAAGGCTTCTTGCGTGGTATCAAAGCTACGGGTGAAGAGTTACCGCCAGAAATCCAAGCAATGGTAACAGCTATTGCTACTGAATTTAGAAAGGCACTGGCTGAGGCAGACTTTGAGACACAAGGCCGTGAAGTGCCCAAGAAAACCGCTGACGGTATGCGGGCTGGTAAAGGCGATGTCCAACAGGCAGCCACAGAAGTCACAGAGGCATCTAAGCAAGCCTTTAACAACTTACCGACAGAAGCCAAGTACAGTGGATCACAAGTAAGTGGTCAGTATGCCCAAGGGATCACAGAAAATCAAGGTGCAGCACAAAGCGCCAGCGAATTGCTCAAGACTGCCTCTTTGGGAGTACTGTCTGGGCTTTTTGGTGAAGGACAAGCTAAAGGTGCTGAACTCGGTTCTGGGGTCGCTTCTGGTGCCACTGGTGGAACTGGTGCCGTACAAGCAGCAGCAGACACGTTGAAGATGTTTGCCGTAACCGGAATGTCTGGTCTAGGACCAGAAGGGCAAGCCAAGGGTGCTGAATTTGGTACAGGAGTAGCATCTGGAATTAGTGTTGGGCAACAAGTAGCGATAGGCGCAGCTTCCGCATTGAACCTTGCTGTATCCGCTCAATTCCTCACAATGGGGACGAACGGCCAACAAGCCGGATCTCAATTTGGCTCTGGTGTCGGTGGAGGTATCACTTCCACGCAAGGAATTGCCACTGGCGCAGCAGGCATCATGAAACAGTTGATTAATGTCAGCGTAAGCTCGCTTGGTAGCGATGGTCGTAACTCTGGTACGCAATTTGGGACCGGTGTTACTAGTGGTATTGCTAGCCAAAACGGAGCAGTACACAGTGCGTCAAGTGCCTTGAAATCGTCAGCCCACAGTGGAATGTCTGGAGGTTATAGCGGAGGCTATAGCGCAGGTATGGCTATTGGTGAGGGTATGATGAGCGGTATCTACGCCATGGCTGGATCAGTTGTAGCAGCAGCAGCCAGCATCGCAAGTAGCGCAGTAGCAGCAGCCCGATCTACATTGCGAATCAACTCACCATCCAAGGTATTTAGAGATCAAGTTGGTCGCGCGATTCCAGAAGGTATGGCAGTAGGTATTGAAAAATACGGCTATTACGTAGACAACTCAATGACCGACCTTGCTAATAAGACGATAGAATCTGGTAAGAAATACACGGACGGCTTTGGATTTAACTTACCAGGGCGCGGTGATCTTGTTAGTGGTCTGACTGATACCCTAGCTTCACGCTTTGGCTATGCAGGCGGTGGAGTTTCAAACTCTAACGTCACAAACAACTACACGTTAAACGCCAACGGTACGGCTAACGACAACTTCTTTAGTCCAGAGAATATGCGCAGGCTCTTGCGTGAACTTGCTTACTATACGAATTTGGAAGGAGGTAAAATGGCGTAATGGGAAGTTTTACATTTAACGGAGTATCAAGCATTACTCACGGGCTACGAGTGACCAGCGACTATGTTATTAACTCAACTGGAAACGACGTGGAAACAGTATCGGTCCCTGGACGCGATGGTGATCTATTGATCTCAAAGAACCGTCTTAAATCGGTTACTATCGAGTTGCCTTGTACCGTCCTTTCTAGTCGCAAACTCACAGATGCAGAAAGTGATATTAGTAACTGGCTCAATGTAGACGGCTATAAAGACTTGACTCTATCCTGGGACCCAGATTTTATCTACCGATCGGCATTTATCGAAACCTTTGAAATTGCAAGCCTTATGCGACAGTTTGGCAAGGTCAAGCTGAATTTTTTGACCTACCCAGTCAAATTTTACAAGCAAGGCCGTACCACTCAAACGCTCTCAAACGGCGCGACAGTCAACGGCCTCGGCAATGTTAAGGCAAATCCTGTTATCACGTTAGTGGGATCGGGTGACTGTACGCTTACCATCAACGGTCGTAAAACTAAATTGAGAGCTGTGCAGAACACGATCACGCTGGATATGCAGGCTAGACAGGTATTTAGTGGTAACCTACCAGCGTGGGATAAGGTCGTAAGAGCGCCACAATACCAAATGCCGTATTTGGACGCTGGTCGTAACTTGATAAGCTGGGACGGTGATTTTACTGTCAAAATGGCACCGTACTGGGGGGTTAAGCTATGAGACCTATACTATTTAGCAAAGATGAGCAGTCGTTTGATACGTATGGTTTAGGTGAGCTTGACGTAACCAAGGGGAATGTAACCCGTGAACGCAATGGGAATTATACGCTATACGCAGAAATTCCAGTCAATGACCCAATGGTCTCTATTTTGCAAAAAGAGATGAAGCTGAAAGTTGATGCCGGTCTACGCACCAAGAATCAGACCATTGAGATCTCACGGATTGTTAAAGATAGCAGTAACATCGTTAAAATCTACGGTCAGCACATCAGTCATAAGCTGAAATACATGGCATTGCGAAATGCCACAGCATTCGCTGGATCGGCTTACAGCGCGCTGGCTATCTGGAAAGGTGCGCTCATTGGTGATCTACGCTTCGATGTCTGGTCTGATATCCAGACCACGGCAAATGGTGTATTTGACATCTCTAAAATGGAAAATGCCAGACAGGCCCTTGGTGGTGTCGAGGGCTCTATCCTTGATATTTATGGTGGGGAGTATGAGTTTGACAATATGACCGTTCGACTGCATAAGCAATTAGGTCGTACTGCTCCAACCGTATTAGAATACGGACGGAATATCCTATCTGCCGAATCGGACGAAACGATTGAAAGCTCATATACTAGCGTATTACCATTTGCTACGTACACTCCCGATAAGCCAGAGGGAGATACTAGCGATAGTCAACCAGACCCTATCACGGTTACAATCCCAGAGGATTATGTAGATAGTAAGTACAAGGCTCTCTACGCTCATCGCAGAATTAAAGTCGTAGACTTTTCGAGCGAGTTTAAGAGCGATAGCAAAAACAAGGATATTCCCACAGTTGAGAAACTGCGTAAGATGGCCACTGACTATATGGAACGCAATGCAATTGGGAAACCTAAGTTCAATACCAAGATCGAGTATGCTGACCTAGCTAAAACACTTGACTATGCAGATCGTGGCTGGATCGAAGAAGTTGAATTATGCGATATTGTACCCGTCTATTATCCACAGATTGGGCTTACCGATGAAACTTTGAAAATAACGACTATTACTTATGACTTTGTCAATGAGCGAAATGAAAGCGTAGAGTTTGGTGATATTGGTACGAATGTCCGTGCTACAATGCAGAGTGGTCTTGCTGGCAAGGTTGATGATATCGCTAAAGCCCAGCAAGACTTTGAGAATAGCCTGCCAGATTATCTCTTAAACGCTCAAGGTAACAAGGTTTGGTACAATCAACCAGACGATAAAGAGCATAAGGTTGGTGATATTTGGTTTGAGAAAAACGGTATCTATGATCGTATGTACGTTTGGAACGGTGAAATGTGGGAGAAACGCATTGATACCGAGGATATCGACAAGGTTAAGAAGGAAGTTGATAAACAACTAGAACAAGCCAAGCAATCAACTGCGATCGAAATTGCCAAGGCTGACGCAAAGGCAGAAGAAGCGCTAGCCTTGGCTGGAACAATACCAGATATGCCCACGTTATCCGAGCAGATCAAAGCTCAAGTGATGAATAGCGAAGAGTTTAACCACTTAAACGAGACTAGTAAGCTCTATGAGCGCGTGATTGGTCAGAGTGAGACAGATATGCCAGACAAGCTATCACGTCTTGTCATGAGCAGTCAGATCTTTCAGACCGAGGTTGGACAGTATGTCAATACCGATGGGGCTAACCTGCTAAATGGATCTAAAGGCCCATTTAAACCAGACAAAAAGCCAGCTAACTTTGATAATAACATCTTGTATAAGGGCAACACGTCCATTTATATGGAGCAAGGACAAGAGTACATCGTTAGTGCTAAAACAGACGGTAACTTTACAGCCCATCACGATGGACTTAAAGAATCCGATAATGTAGTTCTTTGGATTATGGACGATAAATATCAAAACTATCAGATCGTGTCAGATCTGAAGACTGGAACGACTGGGACCAAGATCACTTGGAATAAGCCGACAGGGACTTACCGTTTGCGTGTGAATACTTATCGAAAAGATCCGAATAAGCTAAAATCGGTTTGGGACGTCAAAGTTGAAAAAGGATCAATCAAGTCTGATTACACGTTATCGCTAACAGACCAACTCAAAGCTGATCCATTGATCGAAGCCACACGCACACAAATGACGCAGTTGGCTGGATCGTGGGCCGTAAAAAATCTCAACAGCAACGGTGATGTGCTAAACTCTATCAACTTGCTTGCGAATGGCACGAACCGAATAGACGGACGATTGACACACATCACAGGCCAGACCGTGATTGATGAAGCCGTTATCGATGGTGCGTCTATCAAGTCACTATCAGCTAGTAAGTTGTCTGGTGGCGAGGCAGATTTTAAAGACATTAAAGTTATCAATTTTGACGCGAAGAACGTAACATCTGGGACGTTCCAAGGGCTTGTCTTCCGCGGTGGTCGGATCGAAGGTCTTAATGGTAAGATGAATATCGATCTACAGAACGGACAATATAACGTGTTGAGTGACGATGCTACTATAAGGCGGATTGACGAAACAAGTTCTTCACAATTTTTAAAAATGACACGGAGCGGTTTTATTGCCGAACATTTTAGAGATCCAAATGCTGCGATGATTGTGTTAGGGACCAATCATGACAAGACAGAGAATACCAACAATGGAACATTTGCTGGAATCCGTGTCTGGTCTGGGCGAGGAAATGGTACGAACGAAAGTTTGACCGAATTCGTTGGTAACCGTGTATTGATCTACAATAACGGTCGATACCGTAGCCCTTGGAACTTTCATGGAAATACGAATGATGGGAATACTTATCTGATACCAATGAACCAAAATAATGTGAAACACTACATTGGACGTGGTGACTTCTTCGTTGAGGGGATCTATGCACATCATTTTTACATGACTGGTGGTCGAGATATAGGTCAGTACCTATGGGATCTCTTGACCTGTTTCGGTATTATGAAGCGCTATGGACAAATCAGCGGATCTGCTGGTGGCCACGTTCAAAGTGTTTTAGATAAATATGGATTTAGATAAAGAGGTAGTTGATGAACACAGCAGATAAAATTGTAAACAAAATCGCACAAAAACTCGGAGTCGCGATCGCAGAAGCCACGAATTACATGGTGTTATACGAGGAAGTGAACGAGAAGTATGAACGCGTTAATGAGCTATTAAGCAAGTTTAACAAGGTTTTAGAGAGCGATCCAGCGCTCAAAGAACTGTTTGATGAGGCTTCCGCTAAAATCGAGGAGGTAAAAAAAGTAGATGGAATTTAAAGTAGTAAACAAGTTTTTGCAAGAGCAAAACAAGACCTTCGTCGCAATCCGCTGTCAGGATCCATATACGGCTTATGACCGTATTTTGGAAGGTAATCATATGGGAGAAACAGATGAGACTTTGATCCAAGCGGTCAAAAAAATGGTCCAGATCGAGAATGACCCATCTGGTGCCATGTCGTCTATGCAACAGCTTATTGACTTGACATCGCAGAAGACGAATGAGAACGAAACGATCGTTAAGCGCATGGACAAGCTACAAGCAATCTTTATAGAGTACACGATCGCGAGCGGTCATATGCCTATCAAGACCTACCAAGAGATCTCAGCATTGCTCCCAGAGCTAAAACCTAAAAAACGGTATTTGACGAATGACATCGTACAAGCTACTTATCCGTATGATACCAATCCAAAATATCCACAAGGCTCACCCGTTATTTTGAAGTTTATCGACAATTTTAACTATAATAATGAGGGAGTGCAAGCTCTATTACAACGCGGCGCAGTATCGATCGTTATGCCACAGTTTGAGGAGGTGAGTGAATGATGCATTTTACACCAGAGGACATTTCGATGGCCGTTGCGTTTATCGGTGTCTTGCTTGGGATCTACGGCAATTTTAAGGGCAATATTGTGGCACAAGAGAAACGTATGGTCGTAATCGAGAAAGATATCGAGACCATGCGTGACTTCCGTCTGACAGCAGTTAGACGGCTCGATAACCACGATGAGCAGAATAAGTCTCTATTGATCCTCGCAGAGCAGGTTAAAGCCTTGAGCGAGGATATGAAGGAGCTTAAAGCCCTTATCCAGAGCAAAAACTAGGGAGGTGATGTGATGTCGAGTATCATGACGAGTATTCGGCAAGTTGACGGCGGGAGTGTTATCAAGTCTGGTGACACTTCTTCTATTTTTAAGTTTGAGATCCTTGATGATGATTTTGTCAAGAAGGACCTCACAGGCACTGGGAAGCTGGCTATTTTTAATTCAAAGAACGTGATCTTATACCAAGATGTCGAAGTCGAGAACGGTAGCTTTAGTTTTAAATTTGACAAGGTAGTGGCGCCTGGTTATTACAAGCTGGAGATTAAGCTAGATGGCTACGTATTTCCAACAGGCGACTTTGAAATTCGTGTGCGCCCGTCATTTAACCCAGCAAACAGCGTACCAGAGTCAGCCGAAGACCCAAAATGAGAGCGTTGGCCGAAGAAGTTAGGAAGCAATTGGGCAACGTTAAAATAGATGAGCTTCCAGACCTAGTAACAATTTACAATTTAGCTAAAATTTGAAAGGAAATAAAATATGGCAGAAAATAAACTCGAAGCAGTAGTAGTAGCGATCGGTACGGACATCAAAAACTTGCGTAAAGCAATCAACGACAAGGAAGCAGGCACTGGAATCACAGAACAACAGCTCAATGAAGCGATCCAACGTGTGAAAGCTGATATTTTGGGCGAAGGTGTTCCAGAGAATTTGGACACGCTCAAAGAAATCGCAGACAAGATTGCAACGCTCAACGGTGACACTAGTGGAGCGATCGTGGCGAAGCTGACAGAGCTTGGTCTGAAGATTGACGCTGTAGCTGATGTGGATTATCTCGCAGCATACAACCAAGCGAAGGGGGAGTAGCATGAATCTAATCGAAGCATTTAAGCAGATTGGGCGAGATATCAAGGCTCTTGTGACACGGACCGATAGTATCGAAAAAAACATCGAAGAATTGAAGAAGTCAGGAACATCTTCCAGCGCTGGTAATGCCTCAACGGATCTCGACCAGATCAAGCAGGATATCAACGATCTTAAGACTTTGAAATGGTTCAAGGAAACAAATTCGTGGAATAATTACGGTTCAGAACAACCTCATGTTTGGAAAGAGCTAGAGGAAGCGACGGGCGATGTCGGAGTCCCACAGATGAACTTGCCGTTTTATTTTTTTAAAGATAAAGATTACGGCGATATTAATCTATACGGATTAGACAATCCGCCATTTGTCATCGACCCAGAAACCAAGGAAGCCACTTGGACTGGAAATTACGAGTGGATCAGCTCAATCAGTCTCGAAAACTTGCTAGGCTTTGAATTAAAACCTGTACCAGAAGACATCTGGGAGATGTATGACAACGGCAAAAATAAAGGCGAAGGAAACGAACGTCGCTTATTTGCTCGCACGTTTGGTGATACCAAGCAACAAGGCTTGTGGTACGTGGACGATGACGGTCACTTCCAGCGTTTGGTCGATACCGTGATCGAACTAAAAAAAGAAATCGCAGAATTGAAAGGAAAACAAAATCATGAATAAAATTAACTGGTCTGTACGTTTTAACGCAAAAAATAAAGCATTTTTGGGGCGCTTGGCGCTTGCAATTGCACTACCTGTTTTGGCATACTTTGGAATTAATTTCCAAGATTTGACAAGCTGGGGCGCAGTATATAGCTTGCTTGGCAAGTTCGCTTCAAACCCTTACTTGGTAGGTTTAACAATTGTTAACATTTTTAACATCATTCCTGATCCGACCACTAAAGGATTTGGCGACAGTAAACAGGCTTTAAAATATGTTGAGCCAAAACAAGACTAAACTAATAGTTTTTTTGCTGGCAACCATCTATTTCTGGGTGGTTGCTTTTGAATTTAAGGAGGAAAAATAATGAGTAGAATTGAATCAAGTATCGCTCGTATGCGTCACTTGCAAGCTATCCCTGTCCACTACGACATGGGAGATCGATATGGTAACGATGCGGATGGTGACGGACGTATCGAGTTTGATTGCTCGTCTGCTGCATCTTATGCACTCGAAATCAGTCTCAACAACAACACAGAGACGCTACAACAAGCATTGCCAGCAATTGGCTATGCTAAGATCTTTGACGCAGTAGACGGCACGTTTGACGCAAAATATGGCGATGTGGTTATCTGGGCACCTCGTGACGGATCAAGTTCGCTTGGATCGTTTGGCCACGTACTTATCATGACCAGCGAAAGTACGGCTATCCACTGCAACTACGGCATGGATGGTGTGACCGAGAATGACTACAACTACATTTGGGATCTCAATGGTCGCCCTCGTGAAATCGTATTTCGTGAGAGTGGGACACCACTTCCAGCTCCCGCACAAAGCGAATTTGACCGTGAATTAGATGTGAATACACGCTTGAATAAGTCAGACAAGCCTTACTATGAGGGCACTCTTACCACTGATTATTACGTGGAAGCTGGCCCACGAATTGATAGCCAAGACAAGGAGTTTCTCCCAGCAGGTACACGAGTGCGTGTCTACGAAAAACTAAACGGCTGGTCTCGTATCAACCACCCAGACAGCGCACAATGGGTCGAAGATAAGTATTTAGACGACTGTACAGACATGTAAGATTTCCCCTCCCAAAACGGGAGGGCTTTTTTTGTGCGCTGAAACTAGTTCCAGAATAAAAAATCTTTAATTATTTTGATAAAAATACTTGACGAACGATGAGTATAGTGATATACTATAATCAAGATAAAGAAAGGGAGATCAAAAAGATCTCGGGTAAAGAAAAATGATTACAGAAGAACAACTAAAAGAAGTGCTTGTCGGAATTTACGAAACAGATTATAAGGACAATCAATCCTTTGAAGAATTTGCTGATGGTTGGGATTTTTGGGTTGATAAAGACGGTTATATTCTGATTGAAGGTCGGGGCATGAAACCAATTGACGGTGTGAGAAAAGTCGGTCATGTTGACAACGGGGTGATCTATGCTTATTGATACCGAAAAAGCGAAAAAAATCCTTCTCGATCGAAGCGTTACAGGCTACGCGCTTTGGAAAGCTACGGGAGTAAGCCAGCAAGCGATCTCCCGTTTGCGATCCGGTAAGAAACGTTTCGAGGACTTGAGTGTAGAGACAGTCGAAAAGGTCCAGAAATGGCTGGATAAAGAATAAAGGTCGTATATACGGCCTTTTTTCTGTTACAACGGCAATTTTTAGGATTGTCTATTATAACGGAAATTATAGCACTATTTACTTGAATGAAATAACCAACAGTGCTATAATAATTGTACACGGATTTTAAACAATCTACTGAATAACCAAGTGTAGATAGGGTGACACCTTGCTTGGATTGTATACATAATTCCCGTTACGCTCTCCGTGAGATATTGCGGAGGGATAAGTAATTCTCTTTTGAGTAATTGAAAGAGATCATGAAGTGTAAGAAGATTGAGGGTGTATGCAGTATAGAGGTTGTGCGTAATTAGACCATTATCAGACGGTGGCGGTGACAATAGACGCTTTCGGTGAAAGAATAATCTGGGTAGGCCTTGCGTAGCAGTAAGAACCGAACCAGAAATGCTAAAATAAACCGTTTTGCACTTGAGGTCGAGGGATCGGCCAATAACACCAAAGATAAGTACAAGTAGCCCAAAAATGTGCAGACACTACATTAGAATGTATTAATGCTTAAAATATATTTCTGAATGTCGGGTGAAAGTTGGACGTAACCAGTCGTGCCTAGTCATTTAATCGCTACGGAAGTTATAGGGTCGCTCCTTATGGCTCAGACCGTGGTAGGCTATCGGTCAACAAATTGCGTACAATCGAAGTAGAGCGAAGGCTCATTTAGTTGATTGTTTAAAGTTCGTGTCCTTGCATTTAGCAAGGTTTTTTTATTTTTGCCCGAGTGACAAATTTACTTTCTTTGATTGAAA